AGTTGTAGCAACAGTTGTAGTTGTGCCGTTAATTGTTAGATTGCCTCCAACCGTTACATTACCGGTAGTTGTGACGGTGTCTATAAAAGCATCTTTCCACCTAACTCCGGTTGTACCTAGGTCAACATCACTGTCTGATTGTGGTCCAAATATATTGTCGCCTAAATAAACTTGCTCAACATTTGCTGCATAGAAGTGTATTTCATCGGCTGTTTCAAAATCTATTTTTGTTTGATCGTCTTCACCAATTTTTATATCAGTTGCTAATAAAGATGTAATAGTAGTTTGTGCTGCGTTAATTGCAAAATCTATGGTGTTGTCAGCATCTTGATAAGTTACAGTAACACCAGTTTCAGTATTAGAACCAACCATAGCACCGGTTGTATCGGAAATAAATTCAGCCAATGTGGTACCATCTACAGTAATAGCATCTGCTTCTAGAGTACCGTCAATATCAACATCGCCTGATACATCTAAAGATCCGGCATCAAGTTCTCCAGTAAGGGTAATGTTTCTAAATGATCCAATGTCTTTGTTAGAATCTACAACAACTGCTTTGGAAGCTGCTACCGTTCCGGCAGACACACCATCAATAGTTTCTAGTTCTGCTTCATTAATATCTGCAGAGCCAATAACAAAACTAGTTCCGGTAATTGCTGTGCCTGTTATAGCTGCCGCACTGTTACCGCCAATAACAGTACCATCAATTGTACCGCCATTGATATCCGCTGTGTCAGCAACTAAAGCATCCGTAGTAACGGTGCCATCGAAAAACGCATCTTTAAATTCTAAAGAACTAGTACCCAAATCAATATCATTATCTGTAGTTGGTACAATAGAACCATTGTTAATAGTTATTTGTGTGTCACCACCAGCAGTAACCGTAATTACATCTGACCCAGAAAAGGCAATGCTCGTGTTACTATCAGCATCTCCAGAAATAGAATCTAGTTGTATGTCATTAACATTAGTAATACTAGCATCACTAAATGAAGTTGCGCCTAACACATTACCCGCACCAGTAGAAGTAAGGCCGTTGGATATATCAACTGCACCGTTAATATCTATGGCCGTAGCAGTTAAATCAATTTCATCAGTAGCACCGATAGCTAAAACAGTGGCACTAGAACCTTGGATGAATTGCGACGTATCATTAAAATATAGTTTTTCAGTACTGGCTATCAACAAGTCATCTGAAAGTTCAAAATAATCTTCGTCTTCTTTCCAAGTTAATACACCATCATTTGACGTGGCATTAAAATTAAGCACTACATCAGTATTACCATTCTCACCTAAAGTAATAGCATCTGATTCTAACGTAATTGCCGTAGAGGCTTCAATGTTAACCGTTGGTGCTGTTACTTGAATCGTAGTATCTGCCACTAGATCCGCTTGACCGTCGGTCGTGGAACTTAGTGAAATAGCCGTGTCTCTAAAATAAAGTTTTTCGGTTGTCGATAGTAGTATGTCGTCCGATATCTCAAAATAGTCTTCGTCTTCTTTCCACGTGATAACTCCGTCATTACTTTCACCGTCAAAAGTTAAAGCGTAATCAACTCCTGCAGCACCGGTGCCAATAACTAAATTATCACTAGCATCAAGAATTGGTTGTTTTTCAGCAGGTACCGTTACAAACACGTCCTTAGTACCAGCACTAAAACTTACGGCGTTATTACTATTAGAGCTAAATAAAACTGTAGTACGAGCTAAAGTATCAGTAGAAGCATCGGTAACCGTGCCAATACCTACTTCAAACTCAGCTTCAGATCTATGAATTACCGCATAGTAAGTAGTGTTGCCGTTACCAACACCTGCCACAAATGTTTGAAAACTAGCTACTGCACCAGCTAAACTAAAAGTACCCGTGCCTGTAGTTGCAGTTGTTTCTCTTACTCTGTTACCTAATTTTAATGCCATAATTATCCTGTAAATGAACTTTTGTTTTTAAGCGCTATTTCATTCTTAGCTGCTTGTAATGCTTCTGTATATCTTCCTGTGTAAACTTGTTGTTGTGCTGCGTCTTTATTATATATAGATGCTTCAATCAATGCTCCATATAATAAAGCATCGTAAGCGTTATCGGTTAACCAGTTAGTTGTATTACTACTAGTAATAGCTGTGAAACGTTCCCGATAATTAATTTCTATAGTGAAAGCTGAACTAGGAGTAGGAGCTATAATATAAAAAGTTTCGTCCCAATTACTAAAAAATTTAGGTGTTCCAGTGGTACTTCTAGTAGGCCAATACTCATTAATAAAACCTACATCTCTGTACTCTAAAGGTTTTCTTACATTTGCGGCAAGTACTTG